GAATGTACCGTTAGTATCACCAGCAGTAGCTACTGTACCTACGTAAGATAGGTGTAGACGAGATTGCTCAGACCATACAACTTGATCAGCTGTCATGCTCTCTTCAGCTCCTACTTGCGAAAGGAATCCTGAGATTGTTCTTTGTCCGAACACCTCAGCCTCTTTCTCCATAAGGTCTGGTAAGTATTGTTGCTCCCAGCCAGTTGAACCGCCTGCGAAGTCAATGTAGTTGCTTGATAAAGTCTGCTGCTGTGCAGAAGGTACTTTATTTAGCAACGCTCCATTAGTAATTGCCATTTTTTCTTAATTTTTAAATTTACTTTTTATTTTTAATTTTGAACTTAAAAGAAGCAGAATCATCACCTAACACTTTAAACTTAAGACCACCAGTTTGGCCTTCTCCATGAGAGGATCTAGCCGTCGTGTTGATATTCTTAGCTTTGGCTACACTGTCTTTCAGCGCGTCTGCCTTGCCTTGTTCGTAAAAGTGATTAGCAACTGCGTCTGCATTCATAGCTGTGTACAAGCTCTTATGGTAACCTTTAGCATCTGACATTGTGTTATCTTCATTCAAAAACTTTTTGATAAAGTTATTTATGTCGCTTTGAGTTTCCTTTACTTGGCCTGCGTCCTTAACATTATATCTAAATCTTTTATCTCCAACGTTATATTCAAAACCTTTGAACTCGTTATTGAAAACCTGCTCGGTCTTCTTGTTAAATCTAGACTTCTGTTGTTGAGCTACTTTCTGCGTCTGCTCTGACTCTTTATTGTATCGGTTGAAGAAATCAATTGCTTTCTGCTGCTCACCTGTGAGTTTGCTTCCAGCTTTAATGTCTTCGTAGTATTTAGACTTTTGCCCGTCTAAGTAGGTCTTGGCCTCGGCAACTTGCTCTTTGAGGGCCAATTTTTTACGTTTAATATCTCTTTCATCATCTATATCTTCGTCGAATGAGAAGTTATCTTCCATCATGAAGTTAATCTCCTCTGAAGTTAGATGAGGTTTAGTTCTCTTGTAGTATTCAAGCATAGCATCCTGATCATCTAAATCTTTAATATCCCTATTAAGATTAACATAATCCTCAAGATCTCCACCAGTTTCATCCATAAAGTCTAGTAGCTTTTGAACGTTCTCAGGTATAGCTTTACCTGACTCCTCATTGGCGTCAAGCGCTTCTATCACCTCTTCTTCTGTTACTACCTCTTCGTCTGTTACTTCCTCAAGTGCGGGCGTTTCGTTATCGACGTCCTCTTCTTGTGCAACTTCGTTATTTGTCTCTTCGACATTGGTTTCAACTTCATCTACTGGTTCTTGCGGTTTACTTAAATCTACTTTAATGACATCTGGGTCATCTTTGCTTTCAAATTTCTCTAGATCAAGCTCTGGGGCTTGTTCTTCTACAGCCTCTACCTGAGGCTCTTCTTGAGTAACCTCTTCGGTTACCTCTTCGTTTTTAACTTCTTCCATAATATATTATATAATTAATTACCAATTTGTGGGTTAAATTTATTTAAACCCATTCCGCCTCCTAGTATATCATTACCTGAAGACTCAAACTTTTTACTCGTTTGTTTCATATTTTCTCGCCTATCTTTACCCTGCTCTTTCATACCCTCTACTTTTTCTGTAGATTGACGCTCTTGTGATCTTAACTGTTGGTTAAGCTCAAATTCATAAGCCATCAACTCTTTCTTAAGTCTCACCTCCTCTTGTAGATGCGTAAGCTTAGTCTGACCCTTTAATTGTTCTAATTGGGAGTCTGTTTGAGCTTTTGCCTGATTTTTTTGTATCTCAGCTTGAGCAGCGGCTTGTTGAGCTTGCGCATTAGCCTGCGCTTGGGCTTGCATATTCTCTTGTTGGAGTTTTTGATCGCGTTCCTGTTTTTTTCTACGTTTAATCTTCAACAGCTGATTAGCGAGTTTTAAATTCCTAACCTCCCTAATATCTATTGCGTCATCTAAATCTATTAACTGCTGAGCTAAAGCAGTTTGAATATTATTCTCTAGCAACTGCTTCTCCTCTTCGTCTGGTTCTAACTCTATGAATATACCAAAGTCATATAGGTGTAACTCAGACATCTCTTTGAGAGTAGCTACGTTATGAGCACCTATAGCTTGAACAAAAGCATCTGCTGTAGGTGAATATTCTAGTATATCAGATATTCTTAAAGATAAAGCCTCAGCCACCTCAGATGTTAAAAACATCGATCCAAGTAACACGTGTCGTGTAGCTACGTTAGAATTCGCAGCAGCTAATTTCTGTACTCCGACTAAAGACTTAGGATCTGGCATGCTACCATCCCTAGCTTCATTTAATCCCGTTACATCACGGATCATTTGCAGGTAGTAGTTATACGTTTGTATTAGACTACCAATTTTATTCTGTCCAGCTCCGTTGGATATTTGTTGAATAGGTATTTTACCAGGGTTTTGGTCACCGTCACTAGTAAAAGATCTACCTATAACACTACCAGTTTGGAAGAACATGTTAAGCGCTTCCTGAGGGTTGTAATTAGTTCCATTGCCTAAATCTACTTCAGCAAGTCCATCAGCGTCAAGGTACACTCCATCGGGTACCATGCGTGACATAACTTGCTGCAACTTGAGGTGCGTTAACTGAATAGTATCAGCAAACCCAGTAATTCTACTTACGATAGACTCTATACGACCTTCGTACATACGTGGCGCTACTAAAGAGTAGTTCATCTTAACTTTATTAAAGTCAGATTTACTACGCATCATATTCTCAGCCTTGTTCCACTTTATAAGTTTATCCGTACCAAGGATCATAGCACCTTCAAAAACACACTCCACAGATCTTTGAAGCCTACTGTAACCACCTTCTTTATCTACAGGTGGGTTAAACGCGTCTGTCTTCTCTATAGCTTTGTCTCCTCCGCTACCGGTCTCCTTTATCTTGTAAACGTCGTTAGTATGAGTTCTGTAATTAAAGTACAACACTTGCACTTTGTTTTTATCCATACCTTGTATACGTCTACCTCTAGATGATCTCTTACTAGAGCTATTATGTATATCCTCTAAATCTGATTCTGTCAAGTGATCAAACTCTCTAGCTAACTCATTTATAGGTATAGTTTTCACTTCCCCTATGTAATATATGTCGTCAAAGTACGGAGATTCAGTGTAAGAATAAACTATATTAGCGGGATCAACGTATTCAACGGTAGCGCCATCACTCCAGTTAAACCCAGTTTTAACACACCCAATACCTAGCACCGTTAAATCATACAACAACCTGCGCCTAGTTAAATCATACTTATTACCTTCAAGTAAAACATTGATAGCTTGCTCTTCAGCTATTTCAACAGCTTGCTTGTAATTAAGCTGCATGTGTAAGTCTAGCTCCTCCTGTGTGTCTGGTAACTCTTCTTTTTTATTTTCGTATAAGTCAACGTTAAACATTTCCGCTGCCTGGTCATTATAAACCTTAGCATCCATATCCCTCATGAGAGATTCCATATACTCTGTTCTCTTACTCACACCAAATTGATCCTGTGAGTAAGCTTTAACGTTGAACATCCTTTCAGACATACCGTTAACCACTATATCCACGAACTTAGGTATAATAGGTACTGGTTTCCAGTCTAGGTTAAGGTAAGATAAATCACCGTTAATAGATAACTCATCTTTATACTTTTGAATAGACTGCTCTCCTCTAGCGTACAGTCTTAGATTATGAAACTTCTGTTGAGAAACATTATACCTGTTACTATGAGAGTCTTTAAACCACTCTTGCTCAATAGCCCTCGCTACTTTAAGTCCATACTCTGGACTCATTTTCTCTAGGTCAGGAACCGCTTGAGAAGGGAAATTTACATATACTGACTCAGCCATGCTATTTTATTATCTGGGAGTTAAATCCCTTATTGTTGTATTTTGCTATATTCAAATCCAAAGGTTGTATCTCTACTTTAGCGTTCGGCGCGTACAAGTGTCTGTTGCAAGCCATAATAGCCAAACCAGAACTTATAGACGCGTCGTGCTTTGTTCTTTTATTTATATCAAACCTAGCCCAATCATTCAGTAGTTCATTAAAATAAACAGTACCGTAATTACCTTCACCCAGATGACCTACGTGTTCTTGTATATACATCTCTATAGCTGAGGCGTGAGCTTGTTTAATGTCTTCACTTGAGTTTGGTATACCACCCACTTCTTTTTCAGCAACTGATAACTTCTTCCAAGTTTTATCTGGTCTATTCATACTGTAACCTCTATAACCTCTTCGGCGTAGATAGTACAGTAATCTAGGTTTGTTATTCTCTGCAAGTAAAGGCATACCATAAAACACCAATGCCATTAACACATCTTCAAAAAACATCTCTGCGGTTTGTGGTCTTGCTATATACTCTAGGAAAAACGTACTCGAAGGCGCGTCTTCCATAGAAAATTTTGTTAATCCGTGGAGCGCCCCCTTCGATCCTTTACCATCAACAGTACCGCTAATATCATAACTGTCACACCCAAACGCGCCAACATGATCATTCCCTGGGAACTTAACACCATTTTTTATTATTTGTTTATTTTGCAAATTAGCTGGTGGTACCCAGCTTACCTTAAATCTTCCACCTGGATCTGGGTGGAAAACAACTTTGGAATCCTTAACACCGTTAACCCAACCAAAACTACCTGTCGTGGTGTGAGCAGCGTGTCTACTACCTTCGTTGTAGTCTATCTGCTCATATATCTTCATTAGGTTAAAGATACTGTTTTTACTTTCATCTCTAAAAGCGTGTTCCGTAGTTCTAGGGAACTGTCGGTAGAACTCATTCAAAGCATCTTGATCATCTTTTAATCCTTCAGCTTCATTCTCCCAACTGTCTACAACTCCAATATCTATTAATTCACCGTCTGGTCCCAGTCGTTCTCCATCACGTGGACTATCAAAGACTGGAAATCCGAATTCGTCAATAAATCCCTCATAGTTCCATTCCATAGGGACAAAGAGAGAATACAAGCCAGACTTTGTTTGTCCATTACGGTTTCTTCTAGAAACATCTGAGTCATTGTATAATTTTTTAAAGTTACTACCTCCTTTGTCTAACGCGTTTGAAGTAGATCCCATAAGGCATTTCCCTACGATTCTACTTCCAAGTCTTAAGCAAGTTTTTGTTACTCGCCAGTTATTTAATATATTATCAGGTCTCTCCCACTTACCACTCTCATCATGTACCAGCAGACTTAGCTTTTCACCGTCATAACTGTTATCACCTGTATTCTTCCAGTCGATCGTTGTGTCAAGACCAGCAAGCTCCTCTAGCTTCTCATTACTCTGAATTTTCTTACGAGTAAATTTCGTAGAAGGTACTCGGTATGCCAACTCAGATTTCGGACGGTCCATACCATCCTGTATAGGTTTAAAGAAGAAAGGGTAATTAATTGATATAGGTACCACTTTATCTGTAAACATTTTCTTCGCATCGGCACCAGACTTAGATAAGATCCCATATCTACTATCACTCGATATAGTGGCTAAGTTAACTGTTTCTGCAGAGGACATAAAAGAAAAACCTGAACGACGGTTCTTAAGGTAGCACATTCCATAGCATCTCTTATCTGCCTTGCAGGCTTCCCAGAATATAAAGAATAGCCGATTGGCCTCTCTAAAGTCTGGTGCACCCACGTCGATTTTACTCCATTGAAGGTACATATAGTGACTACCAGTTATGTACGTCGGTTTACCATTATTAGTAAACCAGAACCCTTCGTCCCTACGTCTGAACTCTTCGTCTATATAGTCATGCCACTTCTCTTTTTGTTCGTCTGGATAGCTTCTCCAGTCGAATATAGTTTTTAAACGGCTTAATTCCTTAGGCGTCTCTATCTTACCCCATTTATTATTTTCGTGTTTGAAAACTTTAGTAGGTTTAGGCAAAGCTATCTTAAAACCCTGTATATCATATATCTCACCTATAACACCAGTCTTAGATAAAACCACTATATCGTGATCTTTATCGTAACCATACTTCCACTTCTTACCTCTGTTTAACCTGGTAAGAGTGGTTTTCTTTATAGGCTCTATTATTTTTAATAATGTCTGTTCGTACATTACTTAGATCTTCCTTCAGCAAAACCCTTAAAGAC